TACGGCCTTGATATGCAGAAGAGAAAAACAACCCATCATTTCTAATGGCAAAACCATTTGTAGTATTCCCTACACCCGGCTGTGTTGAACTTGTCTGACCCACAAGCAGGTTGCCCGATGAGTCCAGCGTCATAGCTGTGCTAGTGGCGTTGTCGTCAATGCCTTGGCTAGTGAACGCACCTTGAACCGTGACAGCAGACGCAAACGTAGTCGCACTCGCAATCTCGCTCGGAGGAACCGTCGTCATAACAGCAGGGCCCAAGTGCACAACGTAGATGTTGTTCGTGCCACTCGGAGGCGCTGACGTAAACGTAAGAGTAGTTCCCGAACAACTGTACGCGACCGTCGGGTCTTGAATCACGTTCTCAACAACAACTCGAACATCGTTCGTGACGCTGGGTTGAGACATGGTAAAGGCTACTGTGGAACCGTCGCCGTTAAAGCTGTCCTTCACGGTGTTCGTGTACGCTTCCGCTGGGGGGTTCCCGATATATGCCATTAGGTGATCTCCAGAATGCTCATCACTACGTCAACAGAAGAAGCCGTGTCTGATTTTACTTTAACACTATCCAAAGTCTCAAGAACAACTTTTTGATCGCCACCAACAATAACAATCGCACCGCCGCTGGGCACCGGGGCGTCCTTAATAAGGTTCGTGTCGTTCGATCCGTCGTTAACCGTCGCCGTAATCAAAACTTGAGACGCAGTTATGTTCGAAACCACTAAGCCAATGACCGTGGTCGATGTGGAACTTGGAACCGTGTAGCTTCCTACCGCCGTAAGCGAAGTGCCTATAGCCCGAGAGAGTTTTCTTTTAAACGTATTTGCCATTGTCTATCCTAACCCAACGCAATTGCCAGAGCCACGGCTGTGCCAGCCGGGTCAACTTCTAGATTTGTTTGTGCCTCTGAAACAGTCGAAGCACCCGTACCGCCATCCGCTACCGCCAAGTCTGTAATACCCGTAACCGAACCGCCAGTAATGTTTACAGAGGACATTGCCAAATTAGCCGAGAAATCAAAAACCGAAGCCCCCGAGCCTGCACCATCTGTGTAAATTAACTTGGTGTCGCCGTTAGCCACCGTGACATCTGACCCAGAACCTTGTGTAAATATCGCAGACTGGCCGGAGTTGTTGTACACAAGGTAAACTTTTTGAGCGTCGTTAGGAGAGATCGTAATAGTGTTCGTGCCAGACGGCGAACCGCTAAGAACCAAAACTTTATACATACCGTCAGATAGTGTTCCATCCGTGGTGGTAAGCGTGTGCGTGGTTCCAGAAAGCGTTATCGTGCCAACACCCGTAAGGACGCGGTCAACAATCTGAAGGTTAATGTTTGTTGTATCGCCCCACGCACCAGACTGCTCGCCAGTAGCGATAAGCTCAATGCCGTTGGCAGTTGTGTATGTACTAGGCATTCATTTCTCCTATGCCGCTATATCGGTCCAACCAGGTACTTGAGACGGAGTTTCTTCGGACCAACTTGGAGACTGTGACGGCGATACGCCTGTCCAGTTCGGATTTTGGTTCGGATCTATCTCGCTCCAAACAAATACTGCGCCGACCTCTCCAGTGGCGTTTAATCCTGTAACTGACACATTTGAGTCAGCTACTACAACTACACTACCAACATTCCCTGTACTTTCCAACCCTGTTACTGGAACAATGACACGAATGCCGACTTCAACATCGCCAAGCTCGCCCTCGGCCTCAATGCCTAGGGGCAATACAACCGCATCAGAAGTGACTACAACCGTGCCAACAGCACCCGCCGCTTGTACGCCTGTAGGTTGAACAAGTGCGTCGGCAACAACCGTGACAGAACCAACACCGCCAGTGCCAACCAAGCCAGAAACAGGGACATTTGCTTCAGCCTCTACAACAACCGAGCCAATCTCTCCAGTTGCCGCAAGACCTGTGACGGATATATTAGCCTCGGCAACAACCGTGACAGAACCAACATTTCCTGTTGCAGCAACGCCTGTGGGTTGAACAAGTGCGTCGGCAACAACTGTAACAGAACCGACGCCGCCAGTGCCAGCAAGACCTGTAGGTTCAACAACCGCGTCTGCTGTGACAACAACAGAACCGACGCCGCCAGTGGCGGTCTCTCCAGTTACATTGACGTTAGCATCTGCTGTGACAACAACAGAACCAACGCCGCCCGTGCCAGCAAGCCCGACAACTGGGACGTTCGCAACACCAATAACCGTGACAGACCCAACCGCACCCGTAGCGGCCTCTCCCGTAACAATGACCGGAATAGGTGCGTCCCAAGGGCCTTGAGACCAAGTTCCTCTGCCCCATCCAGTAATTGCCGCCATAAGGAGTTACCTCTTAGGCTATACGGATGATGGCGTTCGTCGCGTCGGCAGTTGGAAACTGAATAGTGAAATCACCGTTTGTCGAAGTCTTATCCGAACCAAACGCCAAAATAACAACAGCATCTGTCGTGCTACTACCACCACCCGTCTGAGTGTTGTAGATCATAGCGCCGTTTGCTGTAATTGTAGACGCTGAGAAAGTCAGGTCGTTAAAATCAGTAAACGCCGTTGTACCAGAAGATGTTGGTGTTACATTTACCAAGGTGCCGCCGCCTGCGCTATAACCCGTACCCGTTACTTCGTTCGTAGTCGAGTAATCGGTCGTGGTTGCATCAAGCGTAGCAGCACTTGTAAAAAGTGCCAGCTTGTAGGTGTCTTGTCCGTTGGTAAAGTCGTGCTTGCCTTCAAGTAATTCTGTCTTGAAAGACGTACACATTGCTTGTGTGATCGCCATTTTAAAGTCTCCTTATTGCGTCAGCCAGTTCAGGGTGCCCAGCTTCTCTTAGGGCATTATACACAGTTGTGCGGTCACTGCGAATAGCTTCTCTCATATAGAATGCAACGACCTTTTCCATGTGTCTTTGAAACGCCTTGGCTTGGTCGCGTATTGCAGGGTGAGCCCCGTCAGACACACTAATCAGCTTTTCAACACAGCGTTCAGCAACTTCGTCAGGGGTAAACCCCCGGTTTTCTGTAGTCTTCACCGTCAAGAAAGGCTCTTCCGGTATACTAACATCTACCTTAAACATTACTGTTTATCCCTTATTACCTTACCGACTCGGTACTCTTGAGTGGTTTCTTTTGCTTCGCCCAGCATCTTGAGTCCAATTATCGACTCATTAAACCGCTGGTTATATTGCTGCATAACGTCCGGCTCACCTTTCATAAAGATGTAAGCCTCCACAAGTGCGCCGTACAAAAGAGCTAACTCTCCGTTAATGCTGATCCACGTCGTACCAGACCCCGCACCCGCAGTTAAACTGGCAGGGCGGTACAGGTAGTGCAGTTCGACTGCGTAGTTTACATCTGGAGTCGGAGCCACCAAGAAGTTTTCAACGTCAAACTGAGCGTAGTATTTAGGTGTTCCTTCCGTCGCAGTGTTAGGGGTGTATGTCTGAACAAACGACACATCCTTGAACTCAATAAACTCTCTGGCCCCGTTAACGGTGTAGCTCAAAGAGAATGGAGCCAAGAAGTCGCTAGGACAATTGAGGAAAGCGTTTGATGCAGTCAAAGTTGCCGTCTGATTCCGCCGGAACAAATCAAGTTGCACATTTTTTAAAATGCGCTCCTCAGATGCTCGGATGAACAAAGGAAGATTGTTCACAAAAGTGGTTTCCGAGTTTTCTGTGTAGTCTTGAATAGCTTGTTTTAGCTCGTCATATGTAAAACTCATGTTGTCACCACCACTACTGTTCCTACAGAACCTGTAGCAACTAATTCGTTGTCAGGAGAGAGCCCTGGTTGATAGTTAAATCCCACAGGGTTCCAGCCCCACTGCACTGCCCGTTGCTCGGAAAGCTGCGTCTCAGGACGAGGATCTCGTAAGGCTTGGGGATCTGGGTAGGCTTTTGGCGGGTACAACTGTGGGTGCTTAGGCTCGAACTCGTCCGGCCCAACCTTGGCCCCCGTCCACTCCACCTTCATCTCACGAAGACGGTAACGGCGACCAGACCGATCAGATATACCCCAAGCATTTTTACCGCTAGCGTATGCCATTATACCCTCAAGTAACTCAAACTAGGCTGCAGTTTCAAAGGAGTCCGACCTTGGTCCTCGTCCGCCGCACGTTGGAACTCTTCTTCATATACCGATTTCAGCATCTGAACACGCTCCGGCGCACGTTTCATCGCCATGTAATAGGCCAGCCCTGCAACCATGCAAGGGAAAAAACGAAACGGCATGTCTGTTGTATTAACCAAAGAATCGGCATCTTCAATCCGACGGACATAATAGTAAATCAACTGATCCGTTGAGTTCTCTGGTACAGCCCAAAGGTTGATTACAGGATCAATCTGCCTGTTCAACCAATACTGGCTAGTACGGCCTTGAGTCGTTTTGTTTGGAAGAGTTGCATATTCACCACGGCTAATACGCTCAACCTCGAAGTCTGTGCCATTTCGACGAACCACCACATCAAGAAGATCTACCACATCATCCAGCAACGTCTCCTGCGCTTGACCTTGGGTAAGGGTGATCGTCCCCTGCTTAACTGTCCACAGGTTTAACCCACGGTTAGCCCAGTCTGCAAACATCAGATTCAAGGACCTACGCGCCGTGCGAGCATCATAGCCCGTGCGGACCTCAAGCCCGCACCGCTCGTATGCTTCCTCAATTACCTCGCCTACATCGAGGTTAAAATCTCTTGAACCTGAAGTTGCCATCAGCTGTTTCCTTTAAACGATCCGCCTCGGCCCGCCATTACGCACCCGCCAGCGTTGTAACCTTTAACTTTGCCGCCGTACTTGTAACCTTTTTTAATCATGCCGCCACCCATGTAGCCGTTCAGCATGCCGCCATTCTTCTTCTCGATAACACCGCGACCGATCAGAACGTCTTTCTTGGTTACTTTGCCGTCACCACTTAGATCTTTCATAACATAACTCCTTCAGTTATCAAAACACTCTTACCAAGCCACCACTGGCTTTCCAGTTAATACGCTTCGAAGACTTCTTCTTTTTCGAAGCTGACGTACACTGTGCCATCGTCGGACGACAGGCAGGATAACTCTTGCGCTTTTCGCCCTTCTGACGACCACAGGGCTTGCCTGTCTTACAGTCAACCCAACCCTTCCCGTCATTCTGGGAAAACCATTTGCGTAATGAGTTGTCCTTCTCCGCCATTAGTAGTTATTCGTCTCTTTACGACGCCCCTCTATAACTCCGCCGCAGCCGTAAGCAATATAGCCGCCGTCCTTCATCTTCTTCTTTACAGGGCGCTTGCGTTTCTTAGAAGATTCGCCCCAGTTTGCGGCTCCCACTTTTCGACACTTGGCTACCGCTCCGCTTGCGTATGCGCTGGGCCACACCTTGTACCGAGCTTTTACCTTCTTGGCGCAGGCGTCGAGTTTTTTCTTTTTCTCGGCCATTACTCAGTCCCTCTGGAGGCTTGGAAATTTGAAAAGGTATTTGTCCACGACTGATCAAGGTTAGCCTGCCTTTCTGTTAGTGTGGTTACAGCTTGAACCAGGTGGTCCATTTTGACATTCATAACCTCGGTGCGTTTATCTACCGTAATTAAAGTACTCACCATCCAAATAAGCCCTGCT